CAAAACATTGTCAATGATAGTTTGACAAATACATTTGAGATGGAGTCTATGGATAATAATCAAAATCTCCAAAATGAAACTACTATTGTTAAAAAGAAAACAGGACGTGGTGGTGCAAGACCTAACAGCGGCAGAAAAGTAGGATCAACAGTCAAACTAAGTGCGGCAGACGTACTAGCAGAGATTGCTAAACAAGATGTTCCATTCGCTGTAGGATTAGCACAAGATTACATTAGAGCAAGACAAAGTGGTGACATGCATGTTATCCAACGCTATCAGCAGATGTTGTTAGCTAAAGTCATTGCAGATAAGACAGAAACAGATATTACCAGCAATGGTCAAACAATAGGTGCATCATTTACATTCCCAACTAAAGAGTTGATAGACTGGAAAACATAAACAAATGAACAATATTGACAGAGTAACAAGTTATAAGCAAGCAGATAGTAAATGGGAACTACATTGTGGTAGTGACAATAGAATTACGGGTTGTATATATATAGGTAACAACTACGCAAAAGCAAATGATTATTACGGAGGATATCAAGGTAATTACTTAAAACGAATTGCCGCATTGTTTCCAGATAAAAAATCAATTGCTCATTTATATGCCGGGCAAGCAGATATTACAAATTTACCTGGACAAAAGTATGATATCAATCCTCAAAGTCCAGATACATTGTATGCTGACGCTAGGGAAATGAGCAAATATGCTATAGCACAACATGATTTATGGGTTTGTGATCCACCATATGGTGAAGAACGATTAAAGCAATATCAGGAACGATACAATTGCCCGGCTGATAGTTTGAATATTAAAAAAGTGTTCAATGAATTGTATAAAGCAAGTGCACCTAAAGCGCACATCGTTTGGTTAGATTGGCAAAGACCTTTTTATAAAAATACTGAATGGCTAGAAGTTGGCGCCGTACTGTACAGAGGTTCAACTGGACACAAAGATAGAAGCATTTCAATTTATGAAAGAGCAGATTAAAAATTAAATGCGTAACGTAGACATTCCTTTATTTGGCGAACAAAAAACTGTCCTAGCAGACTGGCTTACTACGGATAAGCATTGTATAGATATCGTTCCAGTTGGTAGTGGCAAGACATTTCTTGCGGCTATTGCACTTCCTATTTTCGCTAGTGACCCTCGCTATCATAAAGGAAAGGATGTAATCTATAGTGCCCCTACTGGTGCTATGATTAAGTCCTTAATCTGGGAGCCCCTCAAGAAGTCATGCATAGAATACTTTGGGCTTGTTGATGGTAAAGACATCAACAACAGTGAATTAACAATACGCTTTCCAAATGGCACGTTCATTCGTTGTAAGAGTGCAGAACAGCGTGAGAATCTACGAGGATTAAACGTAGGAGTATGGGTAGCAGACGAAGCCGCACTATACACACAAGATACATTACAAGAGATAACAAATCGTTTACGACCTAAAGTAGGACAGCCTGACACAGCAGGTAGATTGATTGTTATCAGCACGCCTAATGGTACGGGACCATTGCACGACTTGTTTCAGTTAGCAAAGAGTAGCCCAGACAAATATATAGTCAGACATTACAACTACCTAGAGATGCGTAGTGGTAATAAAAACTTCATTGACGAACAAAGACGTATCATTAGTCCATTAAAGTTTGGACAAGACTATATGTGTCAATGGGAATCAGTGGCTGACATGTTCTATTACGCATGGGACAAGAACAAATACTGTAGTGAAGTAAAAGATTTCGGTGGCGACCTATACCATTTCGCGGATTTTAACAAACGTGTTATGTGTGCCACAATTGCCCAGGTTAAAAGACCCGGGGAATTAAATGGTTCAATTGAGATATTGAAAAGTTATGCAATACCAGACTGCTCCACAGAAGGTATTGCGAGTGCTATTCGTGAAGACTTCCCGAAACGCAGAATCAATAGTATCATAGATATGTCAGGCACACAAGTAAATCGGGACACTACAAGTCCCTTTGGTGTAACTGATAAGATTATCTTAGAGAAATATGGATTCAATATTGTTAACAGACGAAAGAGTAACCCTCTTATCACTGATACAGATAACACAAGTAATGCTTTTATAGCAAGAGGTGGGTTAGTTGTTAAGCCAGATGATAAGTTCTTACTTGAAGCCTTGCAAACATACCATTTTGAAGATGCCTCACGTAAACGCTTAGTGAAATACACTGAGCAAAAATACGCTCACATAGACGGTCTCGGTGACTGTATACGTTATGGTATACATCATCTATTCCCAATCACTCACCAATCAGTAGGAATACCTGAGTACGTGGGTATGGATCCAAGATTAGCAAACAGAGCACGACCAGGCTTAGATCATATGCCTGATAGTCCATTGTATCCTGGTGGTCCAACTTGGGAAGAAATAATGAATGGAGATCAAGTGGAGGATTACCAAGTATGGAGTTAACATGGCTAGACCAAAGAGCGGATACACATTGTTGCAAAGATTATTGAATAAAGTAATTGTTGACGATGTAACAGATTGTTGGGAGTGGCAAGGCGGCAAGAATAACATTGGCTATGGCTTAATGCGTGACGAACATAAAATGCGTACAGTACATCGTGTTAGTTATGAAGAACATAGTCAAACAAAGATACCTGCAGGAATGAGTATCCTACATAGTTGTGATAATCCCCTATGTGCCAACCCAGCACACTTAAGAGTAGGTACACACAAACAGAACATGCAAGATATGTTTGCAAAAGGCAGAGCAAAGGTCTTTGGTGGTACAGGCATGCTTGGTAAGAAACAACCTAGAACTATATGTCCTCATTGCAATAGAAGTATTTCAAACAATGTATACCCTAGATTTCATGGTGACAAGTGTAAGAGTAAAAATCCGTAGATAAATACATTATCTACTAAATGCCTATTTATGTGAGAAATATAAAAATATGAAAAACAAAGCAGACTTATTAAAGCGTAATCCTATTTACGATAACATCTACAATGAGATGTTGGCATATCAATATGCGTATCTTGGAGGACTACCTTTCAAGATGTATGTGCGTAAAAAAAGACCTAGTGAAGATTCAACATTGTATCAAGACCTAGTAGCTAACACAATCGCACAGCCAATCTGTCGTTACATCGTTGACACAATCAATGATGTATTGTTTGAGCCAGGTGTCAAACGTAATATGCAATTTTGCACACCAACTGGCACACGCATTGAACCAAAGAACACTGAATGGGCAGACTTATTATTACTAGATTCTGACTTAACTAATCGCAGTATGAATGCGTTTATGGAAAACGTAGGCGACTTAACAAGTATCTTTGGACATTGCTGGGTAGCAGTAGATATGCCACAAGCAGGTCAAGGTAGTTTAGGTAGACCTTACGTTTGCAGTATAAATCCATTAGACGTATGGGATTGGGAGTTTGATTACTATGGTGGTCGCCCAATGCTTAAGTATGTTAAAGTAAAAGAGATGGAAGAAATAGATTGTTACTACATCAAGTGCTATCACTTGGGCGATGCTAACACCCCATCATACTGGGAAAGCTATGAAGTTAAAAAAGGTCCTAGCGAAATGAATGAGCCTGCTGAATTAATTGGCACTGGCACATATCCAGCAGGTATGAGTCTTCCAATATTCATTGCATATGGTCGCAGAGACCCAAGAACAATGGATCTAGGCATTAGTGATATTGACGCAGCCAGTGATGCAATGCGTGAGTTCTATAAACTAGAGTGCGAGAAATATACAGCATTACAGTTTGCACATACATTGATTCGTGCAGACAAAGGCATTAGTATTCCTGTTCACGCGGGAGCTATCGTGAGAGCAAATGAGGGGCAAGTAGAAGCTATTCCCATTGACACCGGAGATGTTGATGTGATTATTAAAGCACAACAAGATATCCTTGAACAGATTGAAGCACTTACGGGGTTAGGTGGACTAAGGAATAGTAAGAACCAAATTGCATCAGGCGTTGCTATCATTGAAGAACGCAAGCAATTACATCGTTTAGCTAAAAGTAAAGCTAGATTGATGGAAGTCACAGAAGAAATGATTTATACATTTGCCGCACGTTTTATGAACGTTCGTTGGGCAGGTGAAGTAAACTATAACACAGACTATGAAGCACACGATACAAACTATCGTATGGCATTGATTACATCAGCTAAGAATCTTGTTGGTGATAACCCAATGATTCAAGCACTAATCACAAAAGAGATTATTGGTATGCTTGCTCCAGATACAGCAATACCAGAGTATGAAGATGCATACATTCAAACTATCGCAGATCCTGATTTACGAACATTAATGGCTGATCAAAACAACGAAGTCCTCAGCAGAGATTTAGAACCTTCAATGATACCAACTCACGAACAGTATGGTGAAGAAGAAGAATCTGGTAAAGAAGAAGCTGAATACGATAACGAAGTTGGTGAATCAGACAACAGTAGTATCTTAGGTGGTGCCGGCACTCCAGTTACTAACATAGGTGTAACATACTACACAGAGCAAGTTGCTCCAATTATACTTACAGGTATGAATACGGGACGCTAAAATTCATCTTAAATGAAAATGCATAAATACATTACACAATCGCTAACTACGTAAAGTTAAAGGAAAAAATTAAATGGACAATCAAAATTTCGTTGGCAACGATGTAGCCCCTGTAACTGCACAGGACTCTATGAGTGAAGCAGGAGAGCAAAACGTTAACCCGGGTGCTATTCGTAAAAGCACAACTCAGTCATTGTTGACTGCATTATCAAACGCAAGCGGAACACAATTCCAATCTGTTGAAGATGCATTATCATATATGGCACGTGTAGGGGCTCAAAACAATAACGCTGGCAACGTACAGCCAAGTGGACAACCAAAAGCTCAACAGAGTTCTAATGGACGTGTCACTACAAACGATTTGCATGAGCAGTTTAGTAAACTTCAAAACGATCTAGCAGTAAAAGAGCAAAGATTGCGTGAGAAGGAATTAGATAGTGACATTCAAAGAGCTATGGGTGACAAGTTTGACAGTGACTTACTTGATTACGCATTGAATAAAGTTAAAAACAATATTCAGTGGAACGATGATGGCACATATGCTATTGTTAATCAGAAGGGTCAAGAACGCTATGGTAGTGATGGAATGCCACTTACAATTTCAGGATTAGTAAATGAAGTAGCAGTGGGTAATCCAAAGCTATTAAGACAGAGTAACACTAATTCTGGATCTGGTTTAAGACCTGGACAAGGTAGTTTTACTGGTGCACTAGAAGAATCTATACCAGACTATTCACGTGATCCTGCCGCATTCAATGCGTGGGCTAACAAGAATGGACTAGGTAAAGGTGTCGGACTAAAAGGTCTAGGCGTATCAGCAAGTGTATCTAGTTCAAGTCGTAAAATACTCTGATTGCCAACTTATATATAAAGGAAAAATATTATGGCTTATGTTCTCGGCGGTCCAAATAACGAAGGCGATGGCTTCACAACAGCTATCAGCAATTTCGCATTACGTGCTATGCACGAATCAAACGGTTTAGTTAACTTTACAAATGTTGTTACACCTACACAAGGTCAAACATTCTTAGTTCCTAATTTCGCACCAATCACTTATGCTGATTACAATGCTAACTCTACTGCAGGAACTTGGGGCACTGGTAATGCTAACGTGCAAAACCCATCATTAGAGCAAGCTTCAATCACAGCAACTCCAGCAGTTGCAACAACAGCATTTGACATCTTCTACGGATGGACCACAAGTTTCACATTGGCTGCAACGCTTGGTGCTGAACTAGGTGAGTCATTCGCTGAAAAGGTTGACCAACGTGTTACGAATGCTTTCTTAAGCTTCAAAGCAACACCAAGCAATACATACTACGCAACAAGTGCAGACGGATTTGATCGTGTCTTGCAATTAGGCGCTATGGAATTACTACCATCAGGCGGAACTGCTAGTTCTGCTGTAACAGGCTTCACAGCAACGACTGTTACTGAAATGATTCGTAACATTAAGCAAAACTTTAAAGTTGCTCGTATGCCTGGTAACCCAATGATCGTTATTGATTCTAATGGTGATGACGGCGTAATCGGTTCTAGTTTGAATCGTTTGCTAAGTGAGTTAACTGGTGGTGCAGTAAGTCAATCTGGTGGTTCTAATCTATCTGCATTAGGTAACGAATTGTTATCTACAGGTAGAATTGAAAACATCTACGGTTGTATGGTAATGGCAACTACTTTCTTACAGAGTGCTTCACGTGTTATCGTAAGTGAAGGTAGCGGCGTATATCCTGTATTAGTCGGTGCTTATTTCGGTGACAGTGCTTTGTTCACTGTTATGAAAGAAGGCTTGCAACTTAAGACTGGTGAAACACCAGGCGGATTGCAGATTTGGTTAACCGGAGTTGGATATTTTGGATCTGGCGTTGGTGACTTACGTAGAGGCGGAGCTATTAACATCATTCAAGCCTAATTTGAATTAAGTCTAGGAATAATATAATATGTCAGTACCATATCAACGAATCTCAAACGCAACTGTAGCAGATATACAGTTCTACGATCCGGCAGCGGAACGTAGAGCGGCTGCACTACAAGTTGATTGGGCTCCATACTTTAAAGTTGCTTCACAAGAGTGGCTTTACAAGTTAGAGTTCGGATGGTGGCAGAAATACTGCGACACAGTGTTGGGTGCTTACTATTATGCTAATCTGCCTAATGGACAATTGATTTCAAGTTTTAATCCAAGTCTGCTCATTAAAAACGATCAGACACTAATTCGTTTAGATACGTTCGGTGCAATATTAGTATTCTATGAATCACTAGTAACCGATGTGTCTAACATGAACGAGGTTGATTTGCAAAACTACGAGTTTGCACAGAAACGTTGTGATAACGAATGGACTAAAGCGTTGCAACTTATGAACTTCTATGATTTATACATGGATAGTCCACAAGGACCAACTACAAAGCTTGAAGAAAATTGGACAGCAGACGTTGATTATTTCAACGGAGATAGGAGATATTTCTAATGGCTGAAGTAACTTACTCAGTATTGAACGAACCAACAGTAACTGAAACACAAATCAGTGCCGTGTTGAAACGTGATATACCTAAAGCATGGAATATACCAATATACAGTGACTTCCCTAGTGATAGTGAAGTTGTTCGTTATGGTGTCTATGTGAGTGATGTGCATACAGTTAGTAGAAATCCTCATCAATTGGGTATACAATATTGTGGTGCAATTTATCATGCAGTTGATGAATTCAATGTCACATACATTAGCTACCAAGACGATCCATACAATACAGCAATCAATGCTATTATTGCAAATTTAGTTACTGCTATCAAAACTGATGGTCAGCAATTAATGGATGGTTACTTTGAAAGAGACTTCGATCAAGTTCGTACATTCGGACCCACTCAAGCAGAAAAACATACTTGGACATTCAGTTTAACAAGATTAGAATTTAATACATAACGCCAAACACAAGGAGACTATAATGGCAAGAATTACCGTAAACACAGCAGGCACTCAACCAACACTATTGGTGAGTACTGACCTAATTAGCAACACTGCTAACTGGGGCAACATTGCAAACACACTATCAGTGACTTGTTTGCAAGACATTACCATCACTAACAGTACTGGCATTTATTCATATACAGACTTTTGTTCTGGTGACATGAATAAGTTGACAACTCCTGCAGACAATGAGATTTCTGTTAACATGGTTATTGAAGATGATGTATTCTTTGGAGTAGGTGGATCAGGTTCGGCAGCGAACTTGGGCATTTCGCAATTAAGTATTGATAAAGTTCCATTGCAATTTAAACTTGTAATGAACGGTGGCAATGCTACTGCCAATGCTTACTACTATGCTGGTCAAGGATTTATTTCTTCACTAGCACCAACAGCAAGTCCTGATGCACCTGTCTGGATCACACCCATGACATTGGCAGTTGATGGATCAATGACAACAGAGAAAAACCCTTAATCTCGTATGAGATGGGAAAACTAGGGAATACTATAAAAGGTATTCCCTTTTTTAATAAGGAAAACAAATGAACGAAGAACATTCAGTATGGTTGCATAGCAAAGAAGATAAACTAAGAAGTTTAATTGCAGATGAGGCTAAGGCAATGCCTATGCTTGATACGATGCAAGCAACAATTAAGCAGTTAAAAGCAAAACAAGCATTTCGTCTAGCATTACTAAATCAATTACTAGAAGATGAAATTGATAATGAATAAATACAATGTAATAATTTAAAAAGGAAATAACAAATGAAATTATCATCCCTCACAGCAAAACCCCAATTGATTGACATTCATCTTGATGATGAAGAAACTATTAAAGAATTTGGTGAAGCAATCGAATTCTGGACATGGGATCGTCAACCTATGGAAACATTTATGAAGTTAGCTAACGCTGACCATGGTAACACAGCATCAATCGTAGAGATTGTTCGCACACTCATTTTAGATGAGAAAGGTAAACAGATATTAGCTGGTGACCAAATGTTGCCAACACATGTTTTAATGAAGGTGATTGGTAAGGTGACAGAACTCTTGGGAAAGTAACAAATGACAATATTGATATCAACAGTGAAAAGATGGCATCAATATTGTGGATAGATACACTAGGTAAGCGTTATGGAATGTTACCCAGTGAAGTGATAGGTAGAGCAAACACATTTGATTTGTATATTATGGATGCGGCACTTACTTTTGAGAATTATCATCATAAGAAGTCAATGAACAATGGTCGTGAGCCGATACCAGACTATACACAAGATGAGTTAATGGATATGCTTAAAAAGAATAAGGAAATGAACAATGGTTAATTTAGATGCATCCTTTAAAGGTGATGTGAGTCAGATGTTGTCAAAGATGAAAAAAGAATTGAACAACATTCCTAAAGAAGCCTACCAATTTTTTGTTAAACAAACTCCTATCAAAAGTGGTAACGCTAGACGTAATACTAAATTAAAGGGCAAGACTATTGAAGCAAATTATCAATATGCCGAAGTGTTAGATAAAGGTCGTCATATGACAAGTAGAGGCATGCGTGGTAGTGACCAAGCTCCAGAAGGTATGACTAAACCAACAGAAGATTTCATTCAACAGCGTGTGAATAAGATTGTGCAAGGAAAATAATAAATGGCAACAGCAACAGCAAAAGTTAATGTAGAAGTAAATGGCTTAGGTGCATTAGATTCACTAGATAAGAAACTTAATACTATTGGTACAAAGTTTAGTGGATTAAAAAGCAAACTAGCCGCTGTAGGTTTTGCAGCCTTCAGTCGTTCAGCAATTACAATGGCTGATGATTTGAATGACTTATCAAGTGCTACTGGTATTGCTATCGGTAAACTAATTGAATACCAAGATGCATTAGTAGCCGCCGGTGGTCAAGCAGATCAAATGGCTAGTGGCATTGTTAAGTTCACACAGAATATTGATGAAGCCGCACAGGGTAGTTTAAAAACACAAAGTGCTTTTGCTCAATTAGGTGTTACATTAGAAGATTTACGTACATTAAGTGAAGCTGACTTATTGACTAGGGCATTAGAAGGTTTTGACAGAATAACTGATAAGAGCCGTGAAGCCGGATTAAAGATGGAAATCTTTGGTAAAAGCTTTAAGACAGTTGATCCACGTGACATGGCACAGAAGCTTAATGATGCCGCAGGATCTGGTGACAAGTATGGGCAGTCGATTAAAGAAGCAGCCGCATTAAACGACAAGATGGCTAAGTCATTAATGGATATCAAAATTGCATTCTTGCAAGTTACAGCTCCGTTAGTTGAGATGATTAACAAGATTACTGATGGTGGAAAGAACATTGACACATTAGTTACCATATTAAAAGTATTAGGTACTGTATTGCTTGCTGTATTCGGTGGTGGCATTGCAATGGCAATCGTTCGTTTCTTTGGTATGTTTGCTAGAGGATTTGCGGCTCTTGGTCCTGCAGTTAGTCAAGTGGGCAAATATTTTAGTTCATTTGGATCAACTGCTGTAGCTGGTGCAGAGAAAGCCGCAATTAGTTTCGCCGCAAATGGTAAATTGATGACAGCATTACGTGCTGTTGGCGCATTGATTGGTACTATTGCAGGTGGTATAGCAGGTGTAATGGGATTAGGTGGATCTAGCGATGCTAAAACACCAGAAGCAACAACAGGTGGCAAATCTAGTCCAGAAGCAGATGTTAGTCGTGAAGTTACAGATGCGTTAGAAAAGAAGCGTATTGAGATTGAAAACATTACTAGCGCATTTAAGGCTCAAAATGCACAATTGATTGATAACATCAACGTTGAAAAGATGCTTGTTGGGAAGAGCCAAGAAGAAGCTGATATTCTTAAAGCACAAGAAGAAATATACAAACGTGGTGCTGATGAAGCAGAAAAGTTAAGAACAGCAAAAAATGCATTAGGTAAAGACGAAAAAGGACTTACTGACGTCTATGATGCCCAAATTAAAAAGATACAAGAACAAACCGCAATTGATGTTCAGCGTGTTACTGGCGCAATGCAAGGATTGCATGGGTTAAAACTATTAGAACAAGATAGATTAAACAACATTGAGCGTATCAATCAAGCACTACAAAAACAAATTAATTACGACCAATCATTGTTACAGATTCGTCAGCAAACACAAGGTCAATTAGGTGAAGCAGAGTTTGAGGGTGCTCAGATGAAACGTTCACCATTAGAGAAACAGTTTGCAAGCATACAAGAGAATGCCCGTAAAGCCGCACTAGAAGCAAGTCGTGCATTCAGCGAACAATTTAGTTCTGAAGATATGGGTGCAGAAGATGCTAAAAAGTTAGCAGATGGTCTTGCATTGATTGCTCAACGATACCAAGCTATTGCTAATGTACAATCAGCAAACTTATCGCAAAGTCGTACATGGGAAGAGGGTTGGAAGTCAGCCTTTGATAGTTACATAGAAAATTCAACCAATGCTGCCAAAGTAGCCGGTGATGCATTTAGTTCATTCACTACTAATATGAACAGTGCCATTGATAACTTTGTTAATACTGGTAAGTTTAGTTTTGGTGACTTTGCTCGTAGTGTTATTCAAGATTTAATTAAGATTGAATTAAAAGCACAAGCAAGTAAAATATTGAGCGGTGTGATATCTGGTGCTAGTGGATTCTTTAGTTCATTATTAGGTTTTGCTGAAGGTGGACAGCCCCCAATCAACAAGCCAAGTATTGTTGGTGAGAAGGGTCCTGAGTTGTTCGTACCAAAAACAGCAGGCACTATTGTACCTAATGGTGGTAGTGGTGGTGGAACTAGTGGGGCAGGTGGCAACACATACATTACAAATAACATATCAGCAGTTGATGCCAAATCAGTAGCCCAATTGTTTGCAGAAAATCGCAAAACATTATTTGGGTCAGTACAAATGGCACAAAAAGAATTGAGTTACGGTAGATAAGGAAATATATGTCAGGTTTACAAACAATTATAAATGCAAGCAACGGGTTATTAATAGACCGTCGTAAAGTAGTTGGCATACAATACACACGAAACGAAATACCGCGTGTAAGTCAAACACCAACTAAGAATCCATGGAAGTTTACATTAGACGTTCCAAATAGTGTTCGTTACAGCGAAGGTCGTGCATTGATGGAAGCACTTGATACATTAGATAGAATTACCCCACAAGTAGTTACTTTTAGCAATCTAGCCGCATTCAATTGGATGTTTAGATATCAAGGTGCACTGACGCAAGCGCAACTAAACACAATTACAGTAACAAGTTTTGTTGGTAGCACACTAACATTAAATGTAAGTGGTATCGCTGTGGCAAGCACAGCAGTTATATTTCAACCAAACGATTTAATACAAATTGGATCTGCTGGTGTTTATCCATACCCATTCACTAGCACAACACAAGTATTGCGTGGTAGTGGATCAACAATAACTGTTACAACAAGTAGACCAAACATACTAACAGGTACACTAACTGGTTTAGGTATTATCGTTGGTAACAATTGTCAGTTCAATATGTTCTGTCCTAATATGCCTACATACAAACTGATACCAGGTGGCTACGTTGGTAATGGCACAACAACAACTAACAATGCTTTACTCGAATGGAGTGATAGCTTTCTATTGTACGAATTCGTTGGTACAGCATAAGGAATAAATTATGGAAAATATCCCAGCAGTAGCAAATAATAAATCATTGGTAAACAATGCTGAGTTTGTTAAATTAACAATTTACAATGAATATGCTAACACAGCAAATAACAATGTGTACACGTTCAGCAGTAGTTACCAATCTGAAACAATTGATGGTCAAACATATACACCACTAGGTGGATTATTAGCTGTAGGTATACAACAACGAGACATTCGTGTTACCAGTGCTGATACAAGCATAAGCTTAAGTGGTGTCAGTGGCAATAACATGGCTATCGTATTGGGCAATAAGATTCGTGGTAGTAAAATAGAACTTACACGCGGATTCTATAACAATAACTATATATTAAGCAATGTTGCACAGCGTTTTACAGGTATTGTCACAAGTTATAACATCAGTGAAGAACGACAAGACAATGATGACAATTTTACAATCACACTAAACGCAAGTAGTTTTAAGAGTGTATTAGAGAATCGTATCGCAGGTAGAAAAACAAACAGCGAGAGTTGGAAAGAATATAACCCAACTGACACTAGTATGGATCGTGTTCCAAGTATTGCAGATAAGCAATTCGACTTTGGTCAAGCACCAAAGCAAGGCGCAACAACACAAAGTCAGGCTGCAACAGATGCAGGGCAAGTGGCACAAGATACAAATACAAACGTTACAGATGCGAGTCCTTAACAAATGAACGTAAGAATAGCAAATAAATTTGATCTACCAGACTTCTTAGAAATGGTCAAGCATTTCCAAGAGTCTACTGACTTACCTATGAGTATTCGTAATGCTAACAATTGGGAATACATCAACAAGTTATTTCATCATATCATTCTTGGTGGTGGATTAATATTGATTGCCGAGTCTGATAAAACAGTGGGCATGATTGTTGGATTAAAGAATAGAAACATTTGGGATCCAGAACAATTTGTCATGCAAGAATTAATGTTATGGGTAGAACCTGACTATAGAAATACTAGAGCAGGTTATATGTTAGTAAAAGAATTCAGTAAACAAATAAAACAGATGGTAGAGGATAAAGAAATTATGTCAGCAACAATGACCAATACAGAGAATCTTGTTAACATTGACTATACAAGATTTGGATTTAAAAAGTTTGAAGAAACTTGGGTACTAGGAGTATAATATGGCAGTTTTCACAGCGGCGGCGTTATATATCGGATCAGCTATAGCAGGTCTAACATTGAGTAGTGTTGCGGCATTCGCAGTACGTACTTTAGTCACAATTGGCGTAAGCAAATTAATTGCTAATAGAGCAAACAAAAAAGCCGCAGGTGCAAACGATGTTGGCTCACGTGTACAGTTAGGCCCTGCAACTAATAACAAACTAGCTCCAAGTTATGGTTCAGCATTCTTAGCACCAACTGTAACAGACGCTAAGATTACTACAGATCAAAAGACAATGTATTATGTTTTTACTTTATGTGAAGCAACTACTGGTACAATGAGTTTTGGTAAGATATTTTGGAATGGTAAAGAAGTTACATTAGGTGCTGGTGATTACAGTGCAAACAATAAAGTTGTTAGCTTAACTAACAATGCAACACCACCGCAAGTAGATACAACCATCGATGGTAATGCATACATATATGCATTTACAAATGGCAGTAGTAGCGGTGTCAATACTGGTGGCACTAGTGCTATTACGATATTACAAAATGCTGGCATTCCAGTAGCAGATCGTTGGACAAGCACAGATGTAATGAGTAATACTTGCTTTATTATTGTTAAAATTAACTATAATAAAGATGTGCAAGATGTAAATGGCATGCCAAGATTAAGCATAGAAGTAACAAACACATTGACTAAGCCCGGTGAAGTATTACTTGATTACATGACAGATACCATATATGGATGTGCCATTGATGTTGCAAACATTGATACTGCAAGTTTAACTGCATTGGATGTATACAGTGATGAAACAATTACATATGTGCCTGTTGGTGGCGGCTCTGTTACACAAGCAAGATATCGTATTAATGGACCAGTAAACACTGGTGATAGTTGCTTAAACAATTTACAACAATTAATTGATACATGCGATAGTTGGCTACAGTATAGTGAGTTGACTGGTAAATGGAAAGTTGTTATCAATAAGCCATATACTGGTTCGACTGGTGATCTTTACCATGTTGATAGCAGTGTATTGATTGGTGGCATCGACATTAATCCACTTGACTTAAATCAAACATACAACAGTTTAGAAGTACAATACCCAGATGCAAATATCAGTGACCAAACTAATTACAAGGTTGTTGATTTGACAGATCCTAGTACTGCATGGTATGACCCTACATTATTAAGTCCTAACGAACCAGATAACAGAATTGTTGTGCAGTTCCCTCAAGTAAACAATTACATACAAGCTGTATATTTGGGTGTGCGTAGACTATTACAAAGTCGTGAAGATTTAGTTATCAGTTGCCAATTAGATTACAGTGGTATACAAGTTGAAGCTGGTGATGTAGTTCGTGTTACACTTGCTGAGTATGGTTGGGCAGACAAACTGTTCCGTGTTTCACAAGTACAAGAAACTAAAACTAGTGATGGCTTCTTGGGTGCAAGAATTACAGCGTTTGAATATAACGCAACGATATATGGCGACAATGCAATTCAAGATTTTATACCAGAAGCTAATACAGGATTGAGTGATCCTAACGTATTTGATAGACCTGGTACTCCAGTTATAACAACAAACACACTTGCAAATAGTGGTGCTGTCACAAGTTTTACTGTAACAAGTACTGTTCCGGCTACTGGTTCAACATTGTACATGGATTTTAACTATGGTAATTCAAATAATGTTGCCACACATAAATCTTATACTAGTACACAACTTGCAGACGGAACACCATATACGAATGGACAAACTGTAAGTATTGATATCAATGATTTGCCAGTAGGTAACTATTACTTCAGCACAACAGCTAGAAATGAATTAGCAGGCAGACCAAGTTTTAGTAGTACAATCTTTAATTGGGGTGCTAACTTACAAGCTAATAGTGTTACCTACAATAATATGAATTCCGCTGTAACTGTTCAAAATAAATTAGCTAGTTATGTATATGAAGTAAGCAATCAAGCTGGCAATACAGTCATATTGCCTGTTAATATTAATACATTTGGTAATGTTAATAGTGCTCCTACTGGCAATTGGGCAGTGCCAAAATATATAAATGTTACATATTCAGGCACAGGCGGAGTGTTTCCATACGCACAAGGTAATGCGTTGACTACACAAGGTTATGCGGCTAATAGCACTGCGGCATATACTCCTGCATTATCAGCACAGTTAGTATTGCAAAATGGTGACTTAAATTGGTATGCGGTAGAATTCGCATCATTCTCTGGAAATACGGTAGGCGCAACAGAAACATTACAAACAAATTATAGTGGTCAGTTTTTATCAACTACCGATTGTGTTATTCAACTATTGCCCTTTGTAACTGTAAGTGATGTTGGTTTTGCTAATTTAGGAATTAGTGATACGAGTTCAGGTTTATTTACATATACATTAAATGCTGGCTTTCCAACGAACATAATATTACGTTATGGACAAAAAACAGGAGGCACTGTTAATGGGGGTGGAATTTTTATACGTAACTTAACAAGTAGTGCTAATGTTACATTAGTTAGTGCTGATTTTGGTTTAGCGAAATCAAAGTAATTTAAAACAATAAATAGAAGATAAGGAAAAAGACATATGTCATTATTATTAAACGGATCAAAGACGATTACAATCGCTGGCACAGAGATGCAATGTATAGAGATATACACAGGAGAGGCGTATACTTTTCCTTTTCAGTTTACAGACAGTGTTGGTGATCCAATCAATACAACTAGTTGGACATTGGGCACTGGCGTAAAATATTATGTTGCAGATAACGTTACGTATGATGCTACTGTATCAACACAAATTGTTGTAGGTAACTTATCATTAAGTGGCAACACCTACACAGGTGGCAATTTGACAGCAGTGTTTACTACACCAGCTACCGGTACAGGTTATTTGTATATACCAGCAGACTTAACTGGCGCTGTAGGTGGCGGTCCAACAATTACATTAGCAAATAGCGGAGCCAATACTAATATTGCTATTGTTACATTAACTGTAACAAGGACTGATGCATTGAGTACACCAAAACAAAATATAAGTCGTGAACCAATTGGAATGATCGTAAGGTATCAATAATGTCTGATATAAATTTAGATTTTACAGTTAGTAATAACAGTATTAATTTTACTGTAGAACCTAACGACATAACTATTACTCCAACAGATATTCAGTTATCAATATTTGGTGGAGGAGTAGGAATTCCCGGTGGCAATACAACTGAACTACAATATAATAATGGTAGTGTTCTTGGTGGAATTCCTACAGCAACATATGATAATGGTAATTTAACTTTAGGTAGTGTTGCTAATATAAAAATTACTGGTGGAACAGCAAATTATGCTTTGTTTACTGATGGCGCTGGCAATCTTTCTTGGAATAGCGTTGCTAATTCTAATTACGCAAACTTTGCAGGTACCGCTTTTAATTTAAATGCTAATTCAACAAGCAATGTAGTTATTGGTGGTGGCGTCAATGGCTATGTATTACAAACTGATGGCACAGGTAATTTAACTTGGACAGCACAATCAGGTGGCGGTGGTAATGGCTCGCCAGGTGGTGCCAACACACAGATTCAATACAATGATAGCGGCTTATTTGGTGGCAACGTAGGCTTTACGTTCAATGAAATAACCGGCACTGTTAACATACCAGGTGGATTAAGTGTCGTTGCTAACGCTACTGTAGGTAATATATCTACTGCAGGAACATTATCTGTTGCAGGTAATTCTAATCTAGCAAATGTTACTATAGCAAATCTTAACGTATCAACTACAGCAAATTTAGGTAGCGAGAGTAATGTTAAGATTACGGGTGGCGCGGCAAACTATAACTTGGCGACAGATGGTAATGGTAACTTATCTTGGGTAGCGCCTGGCGTTGGGGGTAACTGGAGTAATGTATTATCATTAGCAGTTGGTGATATCTTTATAGGTACATTGTATGGTGCTAACACAGCAGTGCAAGCAGGACAAACAGCAAACATTGCAACTAACTTAAACTATAATTCGTGGGCAGTTTCAAACACATTGATTAGTAATGGTGTCGGATTTATGACTACTTCTACTGATTACATTTGGGGGACTATAGGGACTTCAGCTTTAAGTTATGAAGCTAATATAGCAAGGACACAAACAGGTGCATTGTGGGCTAAAGTTGCTACTCCTTTCATATCTACTGGTGTTATATCAGCCGGCAACAATTTAGTTATCTACAGATCCGGTAGTAATAACAGTGCTTATTCAACTAACAACGGTGCAAATTGGACTTATGCCAATAATGTAAACACTACTCTTAGTTTGAAGGGCGCCGCATACGGTAGCAATACTATTATTATTAGTAGAAGTGAAAATATAAGTAATAACTTTATCAAATCAAGTGACTTTGGTCTTACATGGAGTAACAGCAATATTGGTAGTAGTACTTTTGGATTTGAATATATTGCATATGGTAATGGTACATTCATATCAACTCCTATAGGCGGCTCAAACATTGCTAAACGATCAACTGATTTAGGTAACAGTTGGAGTAACATAACTTTAACTAATCCATATTTATGGCGTCAATTTGTATATGGCAATGGTAAATGGGTTGGTGTAAGTGAATTTACCGGATCAACTAATAGAGGTGCGGCAACAGTATCAACTGATGATGGTAACACATGGACTACAACTTTATTAGCTAATGTTAGATGGGAAGCCATTGGGTACGCTAATGGTATTTTTATTGCAACTAATTCTGATAATGGAGTTATTATTACTTCAAGTGATGGCATCACATGGTCAAATACTACTATTGCTAATTTTGCTGGCGGCGGTGATGTATCATTTAACTCAAAAGAAAATCTTGTAGTATTATCTAACTACGGCACTAATGTTGCATCAGCATTGACACCAAAGATTGTTGTTACATCAAGCGATGGCAATTTATCTAACGGATTATCTACTCCAACAGGCACATACAAAAACTTAGGCGGTGTTTTAAGTAACGGTGGTGCTATGTGGATCAAGATGACATAAATACATTATCACACACGAACGATTGCGAGGTAGTAGTCGTTCGTCAGATGCGAGACAGCAAAGGAAAACATTATGGCAAAGTTTGCCCAAAATACACTGAACCAAGTTGCGGGCTTTGATGCTCAAATACTCGCACAAAACTTAATATACAATCAAAAAGATTTCTGGAACTTTGAATGGTCAACAATCACAAGTTACACTAGTGGTTGGCAAACTGGCACAACACCAGTAGACTTAACTGGTGCGTCAATTGATGCACAAATCATTCGCAGAGAAATCACAGACTTTCACGATAGTCGCACTGGACTAGACTTTCAGATTCACGACTATCCTATTATTCCATTGATTACAGCAGTCACAAGTACAGCTACAAGCACAAACGTGTTAACATGTACAAGTACTGCCGATATGTTTGTTGGTATGCCAGTAAGATTCACTGGTGTAGTGTTTGGTAATGTTGTAATTAACACAACATACTATGTTAAAGAAATTATAACAAGCACAACATTCACAATCAGTGATAGTCGTGGAGCGGCGCCAACATACACAGTTGGATCTGTATTTGCATTAACTACTGCGAGTGGCACAATGAATATGGTTCGTGTTTCACCAAGCCCAATCAATCTAACAATTACAAATGTAGTAAATGCGGCAGGCACATTTACATTAAGCTTTGATGATGCTACATGGGCTGTCATCGCAGGTGATCCAGAACTAGATATCAACGCAACAGAACCAGCTTGCTTTACTGGTAGAATTAAGATTAGCTTCCCTGCAGTTGGAACTCAACCAGCATATGATGAAGCAGTATTTTTACTGTTCTTAGTTAACAGTGATGGAGTTGTAAATTATGGCTAATCAAATCATTGTAACTCAAAGTGGTAACGTTCAAGTTAGTATTGAACCACCATCTAATGTGCAAGTGCAGATTAGTCGTGCGGCAATTGGTACAGTAAGCAATGTTCCTACAGCTAACTTTGCAAACTTTGCAGGTAATGTAACTGCAAGCAATCAACCTAACATTACTAGTGTTGGTACATTAGGCAATCTAAATGTTTCTAATACAATCACTACAAACAATTTAGTTGTAACTGGTAATTTTAGTGTTGGTAATCTAGTTGCCAACAATGCAAACTTTGCAAACTTTGCAGGTGTTGCTAATACTGCAAACAGTGTAGCAGTAGCTAATGTAAGTGGCATTGGTAACATCGCTACTATCAATTTAGATGGTAATGCAAGTAATATCTTATTTGGTAATGGCACATTCAGTGCTATACCTGTTGTATCTAATGTAGCAAATGCTAACTTTGCTAACTTTGCAGGCACTGCATTCAATGTAAGTGGATCTAATGTAAGTGGTGAAGTAGCTAATGCCGCATATGCAAACGCCGCTAATACAGCCAATCTTGCAACATTCGCAACAACTGCAAATAGTGTAGCTGGCGCAAATGTAGCTGGCACAGTAGCAAACGCAAACTATGCGGCAAACGCAGGCAATGCTACAATAGCAAACAGTGCAAATAGCGTAACACTTGCTAATGTAAGTGGCGCAGGTAATATTGCTTCATTGAATTTAGATGGCAACGCAAGTAACATTCTTTATGGCAATGGCGTATTCGCAACAACTCCAATTATATCTAATGTAGCTAATGCTAACTATGCTAACTTTGCTGGTGAGGCATTTAATGTAAATGCTAGTAACATAACTGGTACTGTTGCCAATGCAAATTATAGTGCATACGCAGGAGAAGCAAATACAGCAAATCTTGCTACATTCGCAACAACAGCAAATGCAGTAGCAGGTGCTAATGTCAGTGGTGAAGTAGCTAACGCAAACTTTGCAAGTTATTCTAACATTGCCGCAAGTGCAAACAGTGTAGCATTAGCTAATGTTGTTGGTATAGGTAACATTGCAAATATCAATTTAGATGGTAGTTCAAGTAATGTATTGTTTGGTAATGGTGTATTTGCACCTGAATCTACAAGCATAGCAAATGCAAACTATGCAAACTTTGCTGGTAACTTAATCAATGGAACAAGTAACATTAGTATTCCAGTAGCGAATGGCAATGCACTAATTAGCGTTGCCGGCAATGCAAATGTAATTACATTAGATGGTAATGGTACTATATTAATTCAGCCTAAAGCAGGCGGATATAATAACTTCATCAGAATGGAAGGCTTTGGTCGTAGTGGTAATGTAGGTGGTCAGCGTGTTGCTTGGCAACGAGCCCGTGGTAATATTACTGTTCCAGCAAGTATGCAAGCAAACGATGTGTTAGGTGAATTGTTATGGTTTGGTCATAACGGTACAAGTTATCAAACAAACTCTATCAGTAGAATACAATCAATAGTGGATAGTGGTTATACAACAGGCAATGCTAACATACCACTAGGCTTTCAAGTTCAAGTTAATGACACTAGTGCTGGAACCAATCAACTTAAAACACATAACTTCTATAGTAATGGTAATGTAGTATTTGCTAATGTCATCTTTGCCGATGGTGGTGGATTAAGTAATATTGCAGGTGCTAATGTTTCTGGACAAGTAGCAAACGCATTAATAGCTGGTACTGTTTATACTAACGCACAACCAAACATTACAAGTGTTGGTAATTTAGTAAATTTGAATGTTGTAGATAGTGCAAATGTAACTGGGACAATACAACAGCTTGCTCCTAATACAATAACAATTACAACTAACGCAACAAATAACACCGCATATGATTTAACAACAATTTATGGTGAAACAAGCAACATTGCAGAGTCAGGTCAACGATCAATAATTCGTAGTCGTGGTAATGTATCTACGCCAGCAACAGTTGCAGTAAGTGATGTTGGTAGTAGAGATAGAGTGTATTTTTATAATGGCACAACTAACGCAATTGGATTTGCTACAAGTGTACAGTTAAGTAACTTAAACAGCAACAGTAATGCATACACTACCGGTGCAAGTTATAATATTAGTGTTGGTGCACCTTCAGGCGATCAAGGTAATGCAAATGCAAATAGTGCATTTAACACACTGCAATTT